ACCTACAATCACAATGATGGCAAAGAATATTCCGCCGCCAATAGCTATTTTTTCCATCAACTCTTCACGTCTGCGTTCCGCCTCTTTCCTAGCAGCCTGTCGAGCCTTGCGGGATTCAGCTTGCCATTGTTGCCACCTATCCCATTGGCCAGGTGCACCATACAAACGGATATAAGATTCGAGCTCCTTGCGCTTTTGTCTAATGTTTTCAAGGGCCTGAAACTCTTCCCAGTCACCCTCTTCGCCGCCTGTAATCGCAGTAAGTGGGCTTTTCTTCTTTTTTTCTACCGCTCTCTTGATGTCATCTTCGGCTGTAAGAAATTTGCCTACGTTTTTCATCAAATCAGCACTCTCACGCCCGTTGGCGATACAAGTGCGAATCACAGAGTAGGCTGCGTTTGCAGCGGCAATGGTTTCTAGTATAGGCATATCAGTCCAACCTAAATTGTGTGGGGCAGACGTAGTCAGGGTCTATACGGAACATTTTATCATAATATCCGTACTTTTTCGACCCGCAGTCGTAATAACACGACTTATAGAAACCTAATTGATACGATTGGCCCCAGAGCACTAGGACCAGAGTGCACACTAGCCAAGACCCATGGCTTTAAATAAACCACCTAGACCGGGAGCGTTAAAACTCTCACTGCCTAGTACCTTCGCCACATTGCTAGTAGCGGGTGTTGCGGGCTGCATCTGGTCCCCGACTGGGCCACCAATGCCCGGTTGAGGCATGTTTTGTGGCGGCTGAAAAATCGGACGTGGAGGCATCATCCCACCACCTCCACCAAGATCGAAGTCTGGGAAGGTTTGTGTCGTTAAATTTTCTACGTCCTGCACGTACGGCTCGATTTTATCTTGATGATAATCACGCTGTATCGCGCCTAGCAAAGGACCTAGGTAGCTACCGATACCCTGTGGGCGAAACTGTTGTGGGTTCAGTATCGACAGACCCTGCGGGTTTCCCATTGGCATTTGTGGCCTCATTATCCTGATCTCCTCTGCATACCTTGACGCTGTACATCAATACGTTCGCGGTTGGTGGCGTCACGTTGTGCCGCGATGTCCTCGTTGCTTTCTATGCGGGCAGAATCCGTTACCGCTTGCTGTTCCATGCGTTGGTTCTGCAAATCGATCTCTGCCGCATCGTTCAAGGCTTTACGCTGCAAGTCTTGCTGCTTGACTGCTAGCTCCTGCATACGAATCTGGACTAATGGGTCCTGCATCGGGTCCTTGCCAGTCGGCTTCAGACGTTCCATCAGGTTCTTCATTAGCTCCATCTCTTGCATCGCTACAAGTTGTTGCATCTGCGCAGGGTCCTGCATCTGTTGCTGCACTTCCTGTATCTGCTTCTGAGCTTCCATCTGATCAATCGCACCAGACTGCACCATCAACTGCACCTGTGAGATAAGACCCTGAATCTCTGTCTGTACCATCTGCATAGCCTTCTTAGAAATGTGGTCTAGCACGTGGCCCGTCAGAATCCCCACAACATGCGGCGAGGTAGTCACCACAGGCAACTCCATGAACATCATGTGTATCTCGATATGTGCATCATGGTTCTGCTCGTCGAACGCCTGTAGCAATTCCCCAGTCAATGCACGTGCGTTCTCGATCATCGGGTCGAGGGGCTGCGGAACTGGTGGCGGAGGCAGTATCTCATCGATGTTCTGGACCTCTAACGCCTGATACATACGACGGAACGCTGCATGCAGGTTGTGGACCTGCGGGTTAGACTGCGCCAACTGTAGCTGCGTCTGTGCCAGTGTGACACGCTGCGCCATAGAGAAGATGTTTGGGTCACTGACTGGGATTACATCCACACGGTCATCAAAGTCTTGCGCCATGACCATACGGTCACCACCCGCCACATCGTATGGATACTCTTGTGGTAGGTTGTCACGGAAGATACGAGCCATGATACGGAATTCGTTCTTCTGTGCGAAGTGCAGACGCTTGTGGATCGCAGACATGACCTTTGTGCCACGCTCTAAGAGAGCCACAGTGGTCCCTACAGGAGCCTGACCGTTTGCATCGGCTGTCTGTTGGTCAGCAAGGGAAACAAAGCGTCTACCGCCGTCTACAAGGGCCCCTAGAAGCTGCGAGAGGGTCGCAGAGGGTTCTTTGTACGGTAGCGGTATAATCGCGTCCCTAATGTTGCCCCCCGGAGCATCTATGTCCCGCCACTCACCCGGCTGCAACGGTTCGTCATCATTGCGAACCCTTACGCCTCTGGCTTTGAACCCTGCCGGGAGGTTGGCAAGAGTTCCTGCGTCGACTAACTGTCGGAGGATGCTCGTTGCTGCACGGCCCAAGCCACCAATCATGTGAATCAAACCAAACCCGTAGAATCCTAGCCCGGGCATGAATTTGAAGTGAACAAAATACTGTTGTTTCTTGGCGAGAGGAGCACCTTCCGTCCAGTTTCTACGAATCGACAAGATTTCTCCCGAACCTTCGTCAATAGAAACAATATACGGCAAAGCAATGCCTGTCGGCTCTCCGTCTGGGTCGATATCCTCGTAACCTTCTAGATCAAGGTCAACGTGCATCTCTAAAATTGTAAATACATCGTCCGTGTAGGTTCTAGACGTGCCTTGTAGGTCATCTACCTTGTCTCGGACAATATCACCTTCGTCGTCGGACTCACTTATCTCAACATCGCGATAAAAGCCCGATACCTGCATTTTTCGGACTTGATTTGCATCCATGCGCAGAACATGGGTGACCCTAGAGGCAGTCTGTAAGTCAGATGCTGCATATGGAACAACCAAGTCTTCCGCCGGGACGAACTGGGACACTGCTCTTTGTTTCGCTTCATCGAAGTACACCTTTTTGAAACAGGAGCCCGACAAAGGTAAATAGAACAGCAACTGATCCATATCAGGATCGTATTCCTCCATGACCTCCATAATCTGGTAGTTCATGAAGTCTTTTACCCGAGCCGCTTGCTCTTCTCTGGCTACATCTTGCAAACCCAGTACCTGAGTCTTCACAGGACCACCTGAAGGCAGCAACTCTTTGTATGCTTGTGCTTGGAACTGTGTAACACTTTCCGCAATCAGCGGGTGCGTGACACCAGAAGCTCCCTCAAAAGGCTGTGTACGGTCTTCATATTTGATACCAAGTTGATCCAAACCTTTTGTATACGATTCTTCCCATTCAGCACGAGAGTCCATATCTTCTTCATAAGACGCTCGAAGCTCTGACGAAATTTCTCCAAGATACGCATCATCTAAATACTCCGCTAAGTTAGCCGTATGCTCCAACGGGGCCATGGCCTCCATCTCTGCCTCGCGTACGGCCTCTAAGGCAGTGATCTCCACGCCGTCAGGCGTTTCCGTAACCTGTGCACCGCCCTCGAAGCTTTCTGGCTCGGGCACACTTACATCTACTGCGGGCAACTCTTCGTCAGGTCCGCCCTGCATATTTCCTGATGTTACAATCGGTGGCATCGCCATTAGTAATACTCCCGTTTAGGACGGTACATTATTTCGTTGTCTTCCATTTCACTCTGCAAAGAGATGAATCCTCCCTGCCGGAACCGCATCAAAGCTAGCGTCATGCTATCACAAAAGTCGTCATGATCGCCATTAGGAAATGAAACCACCTCCTCGATGACCTCATCCGCAAACTTTTTCTGCGTTGGAGCCCACACTATTCCCGCCTCGAACAGCGGGGCTACCATATGCATTCTCGTTATCTTATCATTTCCCTTGCCCGGTGAGAACCCCAATGCCGGAATACCGCGTAGCCGCAACTCGTCAATAAGTGGTGTACCCGTCGCTTTCGCTTCGACCAAAACCATGTCTGGCTCCCAGTATTCGTGTTCTTCATAGGCTTTCTCCTTTAGTTCAGGGAAATTCCATCTCCCTCGTTGCGCATCGAGTAAAACTATGTTGTCTGGGCCACCTTCATCAGGCTCAAAGATGCCCCATGTCGTGATTGCGGAGTAGTCAGCGGTTTCTTTCTTAGAAAACGCCGTATCATATGCTTGTAATACGTATTTTACTGGTGGAATCTCTTCCTTTTCCCATTCTTGCCACCATTCTCGCTTGATTATGGCAGAATCTGACGCTGTGGGCGTTTGTTGCCACTGCGCATTCCATTTTTGCACTGGAAGAGACGCTTTAATCGACAAAAGTGCGTCTTTTTCCCAAAATTCAGGCCACAATGGCTTGTCAGAAGGCAAAATCGCGGGAAATTCCACCACTTCCCACTGATCTGCCATCACATCACCGCCTTGTGCAGCCAAAAGTCGGCCTGTTAGGTCTTTTTTCCCCCATCGGGTCATAACAATGATGATTGCACCACCCGGTTGGAGACGTTGACGGGGACCAGATGTGTACCATTCGTACGCATGGTCGAATGCCGTCTCCGAAAGTGCGTCCTGTTCCGAGTGAGGGTCGTCAATAACGAACAAATCCGCACCGCGACCCGTGACCGCAGCACCTACACCCGCCGCAAAGTATTCACCACCTGCCGAAGTTTGCCATTTACCCGCACCTTTGTTGTCCTCTTTGAGGTTTGTGTCGGGAAAAATCTCTTTATACGCCGGGTCATCGATCAAGTCCCGCACTTTTCGACCAAAACGGACCGCCAATTCGGTGTTGTGGGTCGCCTGAATGATTTTTAGCTTCGGATTCCGCCCCAAAAACCATGCGGGCATCAAAAATGACGCAAATTCCGACTTAGAGTGACGCGGAGGCATGTTGATAATAAGTCGCTTTAGGTCGCCATTTGCGACCCTTTGCAACTTTTCGGCTATAATTCGATGGTGCCTACCCTCGATAAAGTTTTCGTAGACGTGGTGGGCGAAGGGCATGAAATAATCTTGCGCTTTTTCCCTCAAATCTAGTTTTTTCTTAGCCTCGGTTAAGGCTAAGATTTCTTTTAACGCTTCTTCGGGTAGTGCCTGTAAGCTCATAGCAAATCTTCGTCTTCCGACAATAAATACTCAGCGGGTAGTTTGGCTGCGCCCGTGCCCTGTATCTGTTCCAACGCTGCAATCAGTGCCGGGTCTGCATCCTGCATAATGTACGGATTACCGTACCGAACGCCACCTTGCACCGTTTCCGCCAGATATGACTGTGGTTCAGGGGCCGGACCTCGTGCAGTCGGTGTTTTCTGGACACCTTCTTCTGGAACATACGGTGTAATCGGCGCACCAACGTAATCCTGATACCGCGGAGCCCGTTTTGGACGGACACGCTGCCCCGGTTTTGCGAATCCTGCAATTCCAGACGAATAATCCTTGGTTGTCGACTCTCCGACGTTACGATTGTCATCCACAACAGTCGTTATGCCACCGCCCGGGTCCCCGTCGCCTGTTGGGTCATCCATCCCGACTTGAGTTTCGGTATTGTTGGTGACTGTCGAAGTTGACGATGTCTCCGTCGTATTGTTTACCGTACTCTCAACCGCATTGTTTGTAGTACTCTCAACTGCATTGTTTGTAGTACCCGTAACAGTCGTTCCTGACTCCACAGACCCTGTCGCGTCGACCTGAATCTCAGAATTACCATTTACGATTGTTTCTGTTGTGCCGTTTGCAACTATATCGGTAGTTGTTTCGCCAGTTGTCGTATTTTCCGTCGTAACTGTCGTGTTTCCAGTCGTCGCATCCACAGTTGACGTAACGGTAACGTCCCCAACCGTCGTAACCTCAGTTGACCCGGGGTTAACTTGGGTTCCAGTACCTGCTCCGGCTACGCCCTCAGTTCCTGCAACACCTTCAGTTTCTACTCCGGCTACGCCTTCAGTTCCTGCAGCACCGCCCACTTCGCCAGTAAACAAGTCCAACGTATCTTGAACCTCGCCACCAAGAGCCTCGACGGCTGCAGAATCGTTGTTCTGAACCGCCGCTGTCGCGTCAGCCAGAGATACGTTTTTAGGGAATGTCGCAATCAATCCAGTCTGGTTGTTTGTCGCCTTGATTTGATCCACACCAACCGCTTCAAGTGTGACCTCATCACCAGTTGCGTTGGTAACGTTGTTGTACTGCTCAATCAAGTCTTCAACAGTGGTCTCTTCTCCTGTGACCTCCGATCCCCCAGTGACGCTTTCGCCCGCCGGAATCACCTTAGAGTCGTTGGTTGCAGTGTTCGTAATAACCGAATCCCCGTTAGCATTCGTCTCTACTTTGACTGTGCCTGACTCCAATCCCTCTTGGATAGACTGATCCACCAAATCTTCAACAGTGGTCTCATCCCCAACAACATCTTCGCCCAGTTGAACCTCGTCACCAAATGTCGAGGTTTCACCTGTCTCAGTATTTGTGATGATACCGTTGCCTTCGCCGTCCGTGGAAATCTGGATGTTCTCACCAGTAAACATGGCATTTGAAACTGCAACTTCGCCCGTTCCAATTACCGTACCATCGGCAGCTTTCAACTCGACCAATTGACCCTCTGGAGTTTCCTGAATCTGTTGAGATATCTCTGCATCCGTCAACCCTGCGGCCTTTGCTTTCGCATATGTGGTCAAACCAATTGCCTTACCCGTCAGACCGCCAAGGATAAATTCGTCCATGCTGAACGCATCGAAGCTGACATCCCCAACATCAAAACCATCAAACTGAGAATTAACCGCCGTTTGAATGGTGTTCTGCTCAACATAACCTTCGTCAAGCGCAGATATAATCGCACCCGCTGCCATATTCGCAATCGTCGGCGCACCTGACCCCGGCATAATAGCCTTCGTCAAGAACAAGTTTGACACCGCACCAACAGGCACACCCAACGCTGCACCTACCAAGTTCGCGGAGCGACCAATCATTTCGGCTTCTTCTTCACTAAAGCCTTTTGCTATTGCGTCATCGTACGCTTCGTTCCTAGCTTCCGTGCCAATCTCCGCCGCAGTCATCAGACCACCTGTGACCATCGCAGGTAACGCACCAAACGGAATGCCTGACAGACCCGCAAGTGTCGGCAACGAAGAGTAAATAGCCTTGGCCCGAAGTGCCTCCGCGTTAAACTCGCCTGTCACAGGATCAAAGATCGGAGTATCAAACGCCTCTTTAAGTTCAGGCATGCTCTCAAGACGCTCCTTGAACTCATCCTTGATGTCGACACCCACAGTGCGAAGTGCCTCGCCGCCCATCGTTATGACGTTGTTCTCGATCTCAACCCCGACAGCTTCCAACGCTTTCTCGGCAGCGTCCCCAACCGCTGTGGTCAAGTTGCCCGTCATCTCAATGCCCATACCCGCAGATGCCTTGATCGTCGCAGCG